TAATCTATACACTAGGCTTAGCGACTTCCTTCCTGCTAACACCATACACATGAAGAACAAGGCCAAGTCTTGGGCTTATGGTTATGACGAGAAGCACGACCTGGTTGTAATATCTAAGGACGGAACCATTGGCGACATATACGAGATAAACGGTCTCAATATAGCGCTTCCATCCGTCCCAAAAGACGTGTATAAAAGGGACGAGAAGAAGGATAACCAGTACTGGGAACCAGCAGACTACCCAAGGGAACTATCAAACATAAAGTCTATATTCCAGTGGCACACGATGTCAAAGGAGTTCAAGGCCAAGTGGGTTGACTACATAGAGGGAGAGTTTGATCGTAGGGAGAACGGGTTCTTCTTCAAGAATAACGGTATCGATACGTACATAACTGGTTCTCAGTACATGTACCTGCAGTGGACAAAGATTGACGTTGGTCTTCCAGACTTTAGGGAGGCTAACAGGATATTCTTTATATTCTGGGAGGCCTGCAAGGCTGACGACAGGTGCTTCGGAATGACATACCTTAAGATCAGACGTTCTGGGTTCTCTTTTATGGGATCAAGCGAGCTGGCAAACATAGGAACCCTTGCAAAGGATGCAAGACTTGGGATACTATCCAAGACTGGTAACGATGCCAAGACAATGTTTACGGATAAGGTTGTACCAATAGTGAACAACTACCCGTTCTTCTTCAAGCCTATACAGGATGGTATGGACAAGCCAAAGACAGAGCTAGCATTCAGGGTTCCTGCGTCCAAGATTACCAAGAAGAACATGTACGAGGACGGAGACGTTGAGATACAGGGTCTTGACACCACAATCGACTGGAAGAACACTGGAGACAACTCGTATGATGGTCAGAAGCTACAGCTACTAATACACGACGAGAGCGGTAAGTGGCTAGCACCAGATAACATTTTAAATAACTGGAGGGTTACCAAGACCTGTCTGCGATTGGGTAGTAGGATCATTGGTAAGTGTCTAATGGGGTCCACTCCTAACGCACTAGCAAAGGGAGGGTCTAACTTCAAGAGACTGTACGAGGACTCAAATATAAAGACAAGGAATAACAACGGACAGACTAAGTCTGGTATGTACTCGTTGTATATACCGATGGAGTGGAACTTTGAGGGTTACATAGACATCTACGGTATGCCAGTGTTCAGAGAGCCATCAAAGCCAGTACAGAGTATAGACAAGTCAATGATAAGGACTGGTGCTGTTGACTACTGGGAGAACGAGGTTGAGTCACTTAAGGGTGACGCTGATGCTCTTAACGAGTTCTACAGGCAGTTCTCTAGGACAGAGTCTCACGCCTTCAGGGACGAGAGTAAGTCATCCATATTTAACCTTACAAAGATATACCAGCAGATAGACTACAACGACTCACTTATAAAGGACAGGGTTCTAACGCGAGGATCTTTCAGTTGGCACAACGGAGAGAAGGACACAAGGGTTGTGTGGACACCAGACACAAGGGGTAGGTTCCTAGTTTCTTGGATACCAAGTAATAACTTACAGAACAACGTAGTAAATAAGAATGGTGTTAGACACCCAGGCAATGACCACATTGGTGCGTTTGGTTGTGACCCTTATGATATATCTGGGACAGTTGGTGGTGGTGGATCTAACGGATCACTTCACGGACTTACCAAGTTCAACATGGATGACGCACCAAGCAATCACTTCTTCCTTGAGTACATAGCAAGGCCACAGACGGCAGAGATATTCTTTGAGGAGGTTCTTATGGCGTGTGTGTTCTATGGCATGCCAATACTTGTTGAGAATAATAAGCCAAGGCTACTGTACCACCTAAAGAACAGGGGTTATAGGGGTTTCTCTATGAACAGACCAGACAAGCATATCACGAACCTATCTAAGACAGAGAAGGAGCTAGGAGGAATACCTAACTCATCTGAGGATGTTAAGCAGTCTCACGCTGCTGCAATTGAGTCATACATAGAGAAGTATGTAGGACTGGATATGGAGGGTACGTACAGGGACTCTGACGAGATGGGTAGCATGTACTTCACCAGAACAATAGAGGAGTGGGCTAAGTTTGATATAAATAACAGGACAAAGTTTGATGCTGCAATTAGCTCTGGATTAGCTATAATGGCTAACCAAAAGAATGTGTATCTTACGGCAAAAAAAGAATCGAAATTAAGCATTACCTTTGCGAAATATAATAACAATGGCAGATATAGTGAAATTATAAGATGAAGGAAGTAACTATTAAAATAAATCCTATAGGCTTTCCTGATCAATTTGCGTCAGATAAAGAAAAGGAGACATACGAATACGGACTTCAGATAGGTCAATCTATTCAGTACGAGTGGTTTAGAAAGGATAATCAGAACTCAAGATTCTACAATCAGTGGGGTGACTTTCATAGGCTAAGGTTATACGCCAGGGGCGAACAGTCTGTGGCTAAGTATAAGAACGAGATGGCTGTAGATGGAGATCTAAGCCACCTGAACTTGGACTGGACTCCAGTACCAATCATACCTAAGTTTGTTGACGTTGTTGTCAACGGAATGAATGACCGACTATTTAAGGTAAAGGCATACGCACAGGACTCCATCTCATTACAGAAGAAGTCTAAGTATCAAGACATGGTACAGGCGGACATGCTGTCAAAAGACATCTTGACTGATATTAAGAATAACCTAGGTGTTGACGCGTTCGACACAAACCCAGAAGACCTTCCAGAGAACGACGAGGAACTAGCTCTATATATGGAGCTTAAGTACAAGCCAGCTATAGAGATCGCAGAGGAGGAGGCTATAAACACTATACTAGATCAGAACAACTACAACGAGACACGTAAGAGGGTTGACTACGACATAACTACACTAGGAATTGGTGTCGTTAAGCACATGTTCCTTCCAGGAGATGGAGTTAGAGTTGAGTATGTAGATCCAGCAAACATAGTTCACAGCTACACAGAGGATCCAAACTTTAAGGACTGCTTCTACTGGGGAGAGATTAAGACCGTACCTATAACAGAGCTTGTAAAGATAGATACCACTCTTACTAATGAACAACTTGAAGAGATTTCTAAGTATAGCCAGGCTTGGTATAACTACTACAGTTCATCCCAGTTTTATAGCAACAGCTTGTTTAACAATGACACTGCTACGCTGTTATATTTTAACTATAAGACGACAAAGAGGATAGTATACAAGAAGAAGAACCTTGAGAACGGGAACTTTAAGATAATAGACAAGGAGGACACGTTCAACCCACCTCAGGAGATGATGGACGAGGGTAACTTCGAGAAGGTTGAGAAGACTATAGATGTGTGGTATGACGGTGTCATGGTTATGGGTACTAACATTATGTTAAAGTGGGAGTTATCTCGCAACATGGTTAGACCTAAGTCAGCATCACAGCACGCCATGCCTAACTACATTGCAGTTGCACCAAGAATGTACAAGGGAGGTATAGAGTCTCTCGTTAAGAGAATGATTCCATTTGCTGACCTTATACAGGTTGTACACTTAAAGCTACAACAGGTTATATCTAAGGTAGTTCCAGATGGTGTATTTATTGATGCCGATGGTATTAATGAGGTTGACCTTGGAACTGGATCTGCATATACTCCAGAGGATGCCCTTAGACTATACTTCCAGACTGGTAGTGTAATCGGTAGGAGCTACACAGGAGATGGTGAGTTCAATAACGCAAGGGTTCCAATTCAGGAGCTAAACTCAAACAGTGGACAGGCCAAGATATCTAGCCTTGTTGGTAGTTATAACCACTACCTAGGTATGATTAGAGATGTTACTGGTCTTAACGAGGCAAGGGACGGATCTATGCCAGACCCTAACTCACTGGTTGGTGTACAGAAACTTGCTGCACTTAATTCAAACACAGCCACAAGACACATACTTGAGTCTAGCTTATATATTACTAAGACATTATCTGAAGCAATATCTTGCAGGGTTGCAGATATACTTGAGTACTCAGACTTTAAGGAGGAGTTCATCCTTCAGATTGGTAAGTACAACGTGAGTATACTTGAGGACATCAAGGAGTTACATATATACGACTTTGGAATATTTATAGAGGTTACACCAGATGAGGAGGAGAAGGCTCAGCTAGAGGCAAACATTCAGATGGCTCTATCTAGAGACTCTATATACCTTGAGGATGCGATAGACATCAGAGAGATTAGAAACCTTAAGCTGGCTAACCAGTACCTTAAACTTCAGAGAAAGAAGAAGGAGGATACAATACAGAAGAACCAGCAGGCCCAGCAGGAGATGCAGGGTAAGATTCAGCAGCAGTCACAGCAGGCAGCATCTCAGAGTGCGTTACAGGCCATACAGGCAGAGACACAGTCTAAGATGCAGATCAAGCAGGCAGAGGTTGGATTTGATATTGAAAAACTTAAGCAGGAGGCACAGCTTAAGATGGAGCTTATGAAGATGGAGTTTGACCTGCAGATGCAGTTAAAGGGTGTAGAGACAGAGCAGATGAGTCAGAAGGATACGCTTAAGGAGAAGGCAAAGGATAAGAGAATAAGCATACAGAACACACAGCAGTCAAAGCTAATTGATCAGCGTAAGAATAACCTTCCACCAGTAAACTTTGAGTCAAACGAGGATAGTTTAGATGGATTTGATATGGCTGAATTTGAACCAAGATAAATAACTAACTTTGCAAAAAAAATGAAGACAGCAGCCTGGACACGAAAAGAGGGTAAGTCAGCAACTGGAGGATTAAACGAAAAGGGTGTTGCATCCTATAGAAAAGAGAACCCAGGGTCTAAGTTAAAGATGGCAGTAACGAAGAAGCCATCAGAATTAAAACCAGGTAGTAAAGACGCAAATCGTAGAAAATCATTCTGCGCTAGAATGTCTGGAATGCCAGGACCAATGAAAAAACCAAACGGAGAACCAACAAGAAAAAAACTTGCGTTAGACAAGTGGAATTGTTAAAACAAAAACAAAAATGAGTACAGTACCATCAGGAACAAGATTTATAGGTATATCAGAAAGAGTTAACCTTAAAGAAAGAAAATCAGCAGTGTTAAATTCTGACACACAGGCCTATACTATTCAAGACTTAGCTGACACAGTTGGTATTGGAGCACAGGGACCACAAGGTGTTCAAGGACCTGCAGGACCGTTAGGACCAGTTGGACCTGCTGGGTTAAACTGGCAAGGAGCATGGGTTTCAGGAACATCTTATGTTGCAGATGATGCTGTAGGATATGGAGGTGCATCTTACTTTTGTATTTTAGCTACGTCTGGAACTACAACTCCAAACCTAGCTACAACAAACTGGGCACTGTTAGCGTCTCAAGGGGCACAAGGTATTCAAGGAGTTCAAGGGCCTACTGGACCACAAGGACCTGCTGGTGGAGCTGGAACATTGCAGCAGACTGTAGCTAATGGAAATACAGTAACATCTGGCAGCTCTATTACTACTATTGATGCAGGATTAATAACTGTGCAAGATCCCGATGGGATTATGGAATTAGGTTCAGGTATAAATTTTATTAAAGGTTCTAACATATCTTCATTATATATTCCTAATTCACTTACAGGAAGTTGGTTATATGAATTACCTAACGCTTCAGGAACTATTGCTTTAACAAGTGATATTACTGGTGCTCAGGTTACTAAAGTGTTAAAGACAACCATAACTAGCGCTCAGGTGTTGCAGTTATCTACAACTCCTATAACAGTTTTACCTGCAGCTTCATCTGGAAAGATTAATATACCTACAAATATATATATTAAAAGAAATGCTGGAACTGCATATACCTTATACAATTCACTTGCATTACTTGATAATCTTAATATTGATACTCAGACTCAGATAAATCCTAATCCATTATCAAATACTACAGTTGGGTTTATGAACAACAGTATATATCTATCAGAGAATACCAGTGGAAATACAACAAATGCACCATATAAATTAAAAGTATTAGATGGAAATCCAACAGGAGGCACTGGGAATTTAGATGTGTATGTTACGTATATAGAGATTACATTATAAAAATTAAATAAATCAAATCAAATGGAAAATTTCACAGTTAGGGATGCAGGCATCTCTGAGCAAAAGTCTATTCAAGAGGTAGAACAACAATTGCTAGATCAACACGAGGAAAAGTTTAGTCAGCAAGAAGAACCGATCATTACAACTGAACAAGTTGAAGAGGTAGGATTAAAAGACGAGGATGTACTCTCGTACATTAAGAACAGATACAATAAGGAGGTAACATCAATTGATGAGTTATTTCAAAAGAGAGAAGAGGCAGAGGAGTTACCAGGTGACGTTTCTGCATACTTCAAATATAAGAAAGAGACTGGACGCGGAATTGAAGACTTTGTTAAGTTAAACAGGGACTACAGCTCAATGGATTCAGACTCATTGTTGGCAGAGTACTACTCACAGACAGATGAAGATCTGGACGAGGAGGATATCGCTTATATGATTGAGGACAAGTTTTCGTACGACGAGGATTTAGACGATCCAAAGGATATCAAGAAGAAGGAACTCGCCAAGAAGAAAGAGCTTGTTAAGGCCAAGAAGTACTTTGAGGATTCAAAGGAGGCATATAAGATACCAGTTGAGTCAGCTGGAGGTCTTGTCTCTGAAGATGAGAAAGAGACCTACAACGCCTACAAGAAATATGTTCAAGATTCGCAGAGTCAACAAGAAGAAAATTACAGAAAATCTGAGTATTTTCAAAAGAAGACGGAGGAACTTTTCTCTGATGATTTCAAAGGTTTTGATTTCGTTATAGGAGATAAGACAGTTAAGTTTTC